GCAAGACGATCTAATTATCTCCAGTATGCCTACTCACATACAGATGGAGTGCTGCGTCGACGGTATGAGGCCGCAGTAGAGGCGCAGAATGAAGAGGAAGCGGCCGAGGCGGCGCGGGAATACCGGAACCGGCAGCTGGACGATTGCGACAATATGCTGGTACCGGACCGGCCTAATGTGGACGTCGATGCGTGGAAGGTATACCGGCAGGCGCTCCGGGATGTGCCGGAACAGGAAGGTTTCCCACTGGCGATTGTGTGGCCAGTAAAACCATGATGCCGCCGGTTTTGATTATTGAAAAACAGGGCGAAATAATCAGAATGCAAAGCCGGTTAATTTCTGATTTATACAATGAGCTCGCGCAGCATGTTGCTGCGGAAGAACTGGAAGAGCGGCAGGCCGAAATTGAGAAAATTAAAACGGAGGCAGAAAAGTGGACGTTTTGAACAAATTTATGGAACGCATTGCAAATGTAGATTTATGGGCAATTGCTACCCTGATTTACGCTGTGGGTGCAAAAATATGCGGCCCGAATTTTTGGCCGGTGCTTTTCCTTACTTTTTTGATGGTAGGATTTGACACGATGACGCGCTGGAATTGTATTTGCAAAAGGTTTATTTTAGACCATAATCCAGACGAGACGGATATCCGGTTGATTAAATTATCCCGTGTCATCGTTCAATTTTTTAAAAATGAAACCTGGGCAGATCAATATCTTTCAAGCCGGGCATTTTCCCGTATTGCGGAAAAGCTAATTGTATACAGTCTGGCGTTGATTATCTTTTTTGGCATGGGACAATGGATGCCGGAAATTCATGTTTTCGGGGCCAATATGGTGCCGAAAGACATTTTCCCCGGTGTCATTTGTACAGTTTTGTTTTTAATTGAGGTAAGCTCATTAAACGAAAATCTCATTGAATTGGGATATGCCGGCGTCTCTGAATATGTGCAGCGTTTTGTTGACGCGCTTCTGGATAGAATCGCGCCACCTAAAAAGGGGGAATAAGATCATGGCATACATTCCGTTAGAAAGATGCCACGACGTAACGCTGGAAGAGCTGCGCGAAATCGTCCGCGATGCAAACGGATACATTAGGCGCGTATACAGCCACTGGACGGCCGGCCATTATTCCCAGGCTTATGATGATTATCATATTTGTATTGATTACGACGGCAAAGTCTATCTGACGACGGAAGACATGACGGAGCGGCTGGCTCATACTTTGGGCAGAAATTCATGCGCCATTGGCATATCCATGATGTGCGCGTACAAAGCAGAAGCGCGCAATGGATATAATGCCTATTTCGGGCCGGAGCCGCCTACGGCAATCCAGATTACAGCTTTGTCGCAGGTTACTGCAGTTTTGGCGCAGGAGCTGGATTTGCCGCTGGATGCAGAGCATTTTATGACGCACTACGAGGCCGCCTGCCTTGACGGCTATGGAGTGCCGTACGGTACCCGCGTCAATGGCGTTTTTCAGGGCGATCCGGATTCTCGCTGGGACTTGTGGTACCTACCGGATCCGAACAGTGACGGCAAACTGGTGCCCGGCGGGGACCTGTGGCGCGGCATAGCAAACTGGTACAAAAACCAATGGGAACAGGAGGGCGGGAATGCATGATTTTTACCAGGATAACAAAGCTTATTGTGTCTGCGTCATTATTACTTTGCTTGTGTGTCTTGCCGGTGCGTGGCTGGTGTATGACGCCGGCAGAAACGAGCGGATACAAAGTGATACCGACAGTACACTGGTTAACATTGACCACGGAATTACAAACACAGCAGAACGAATTGATACGGCTGCAGGATCTGTTGCAAAAGTTGAGACGGCCATCGGATCAGCTGCAGCAGGAATTGCAAAAAGCGAAAGAGCAGCTGGCGAAATCTCAGCAGGAATTGCAGAATGCCAGGAACTCGTTGACCGATGCGTCCAGCGCGCTGGCCGCATCCAAAACATCATTGCAGACGTTGAGGCAATCAATCGACAAAGAGCGGCGGGTGCATCGCCGGCAGATCTGGCAAAATAGGTTTTGGTTTTTAGTGGCAGGGGCGGCCATCGGCGCGGCAGCGGCAAAATAAAAAGGCCCAGGCTTAAAAGCCAGGGCCTCGAAAAGCCGCGTAACGGTCGTAAAATTGTTGCCGCGATAAAATCTATGCGCAGACGCGAAAAAGCGCAGAAGGCTGTTTTATGCGGCGATACGGCAGTTTTTATGCCACTTTTCTTTCTATGTCAAACTCAATTAGTGGATATGCTGGCAGCGCCAAACCGTTGCTGTTATGTCCACTAAAATCCGACACGTTTCCGATGCTGACGTGAACGTGATCGGGGAAAACTGAAATTTTATTTATTATTTTTTGTAGGACCGGCCGGATAATTTCCGGTCGGTTTTGCATTTTTAATTCAGCCATGAGCCGGTACCAGTATTTCATAATCTGGTCGCGGCTGATTTGTATCGGCTGCAGGTTGCCGGCGGCCGCTATTTTTTCATTCAGGGCGCGGATCTGATTTTTCACATCGCGCATCCGCTCCAGGTCGAACTCGTCGGCGGCTCCGTTTTCTACCATCCGATACAGATTTTCCAGCCGTTTCTCGGCTCCGGCTTTTTGTCGGCGCAGCTGATCCGTTTCGTCCGGGACATCGGACATGATTTTCCGGTACCGGGCCAGCGCTTTATCAACAATAGCATTTATATGGTCGTATGTCAGCAGCCCGGTGATGGCGTCGACGACCTGGCGCTCCAGCCAGGCTTTTTTAACACGCGGGTTTTTGCATTTGTGGCTGCCGCGGTTCGTCTGGTCGCAGCATTGATAATACTCATAATGATATTGCCGGGTGGTGCAGCTGTTCCCGGAAAAACTGTGGCCACACTCCCCGCACACTACCAAACCGGATAACAGATATATTGCTTTGGCAGCGTAGCTGGCGGATCTGTGCTGGTTTGATTTTCGTTTCCGGGCCGCTTCCGTAAACGTTTCCTGACTGACGATGGCAGGGATTGCGTTCGGTGTGCCGGAGAGCGCGGTCCATTTCCGCCGCTGCTTATCGTAGCTCCTGTGATGGACATACGTGCCGCAATACTTTTCATTACTAAGGATCTCATGCAGGGAACCTTTCGTAAAGGCACGGCCGCGTTTTGTCCGGAAGCCCTGGCGGTTTAATTCGTCGAGTATGGGACCGTAACCGGAGCCGGCAATAAACATTTTATAAATGATCCGGACGGCTGCAGCCTCATGTTCATTAATAACATAATGGTGATCCGGCGTAACGTCGTAACCGAAGGGCGGAGTGCCACCTGGGAAAAGGAACTGCCGGGCGTTAGTGTCTTTACCGTCCCGGACCTTCACAGAAAGCTTCCTGGAATACCAGGCGGCCTGCGCTACCTGGATGCCTTCAAAAAACTGGCCGTCTACAGACGAAGGATCAAAGCTCTCGGTCGCGTATTCGTATTTGATGCCGGCGGCCTGCAACTCCTTTTTGTAAAGGTAATAATCCAACTCCTGCCGGGCCGTCCGGTCCAGAGTGTACACGACCAGCACGTCGAAAATATCGCGCCGGGCGTCGGCCAGCATCCGGTGGAACCCGTCCCGGCCGATGGACGTTGTGCCGGTTTTGGCCTCGTCTTTAAAATGGGCGACAACCAGATAACCTTTTTGCCGGCAGTAATCCTCACAGATCCGGTACTGCGTTTCTATGGATTCGTGGCGCTGATTGTCGCTGGAGTACCGTGCGTATATGGCAGCGCGTAACATTATTGAAAAACCTCCTATTAACTGGTATAATAAAAGGGCAGACTGCTCCTATTGCCGTAGGGTGTTTGCACGCATTCTTTCAGCCGCCCGGTGTTCCCGCACTGGGCGGTCTTTTATTTCTGCACTCGTTTATTCCACGTTTTCAGCGCTTCGCGTTTAGTCGAGAATACCGGAGTACAAACACCGCATTCGAGACAAAATACTCTAAACATCCCGGTAGCGCCAGGTGTCGGTCGACAGTCGGCCACTTTAGAAAGCCCGCCGCAACACGGGCAGCACTCCGCATCCTCTTCGCTTGAGCCCGGTTTGCCGTAATACTCTTTTAACTCTTTTTGCATTTCGTCCCAGCGCTCATACAAATGTTTGATATCGGAACCTTCCACACGAAACTCATGATCACAGCGGCAACATTTTGCCGTAGCGATATAAGTAAAGGCTGCAGGGAAGCCGTTTTCATCCAATCCTGTCACAACAGTCTCGACACTAATCGACGCAAATTCGTTCCCGCAGTAAGGACAGGGGCCGAAAGTTTTCCTCTTGTGCTCTGTTTGATTCATGCTTTTACCTCTCGTTTAATAACTTTTCTGCAGCATCCAGCGCCGCTTTCCATTCCGGCCAGCGTTTATTTGCTTCATTCATAATCAATTCGTCGCCATTCCGCGCGCTATGAGCATGGACCACAACGGCCGTTTTCATTTCGGTAGGATTTGCAAGCGCCATAATATATTCAACTACGCGGCCGCCCCTGGAAGATCTGGAGGGCGGCAAAAATAATTTTTCCTCATGGGCCTGCGTCCCGTCGCCCCATGAAAGTTTATCATAAAAACG